TTTAGATGGCCCAAATACAGCATCGCTAACTGAAAATGAAGCTAATTTCTAATTGCAGATTAAAAAACAAGAAATGTTATATTTTCACAATTAGTGTAAAATGAAAATAAGATGGAAGATATGAAGATATTTGGGAAAAATTAAAAAGTATTATATTTGTAAAAAATAAAGAATTATGGCATCTACTGTTTACAACGGAACAAATTTATTATTAAAATTCATCGCTGATGGCGGTACCTTAGCAACTATCGGTCATTCAACGAGTGCATCTCTTTCCTTGTCTATGGATGCCCCGGAAGCGACAAGCAAAGATTCAGGGGGTTATCAAGAGGTAATCGCCGGACTTAGAAGTGGAGAAATTAGCTTTGAAGGTCTTGTCGATTATACTGATACCCAAAATGTACCGGCAATGGCTACACTTATGGAAAACCGTTCAAAAATCGATTGGTCTTTTGGGACTACCACAACCGGTGATACTGTTTTTTCAGGCGAAGGATTTATCACTTCAATTGAAACAAGCGGCGAAATGGAAAGTGCGGTCACCTATTCAGGTACAATCGTTACTACCGGCTCAATCACAACTGCGGTTAACTCGTAATTTTAATACATAATGGGGAACAAAAGGAGGGGTTACCACGACCTTAAAATTGGTGGCAAGGTTAGGACAATGCACTTTTCAATGAACTTTTGGAGTGCATTCACCGATGAATTAAACATTTCACTTGACCAATTGGGGGACATCTTTGAGGGTGGAATATCATTGAGTGTAATTCGTGAAATCATTTATTGTGGCTTATTAGCAAACGACCAAGAACAAGGCAACGAAATTGACTATAATAAATTCAAAGTCGGTGCGTGGCTTGAGGATGTTGATGCCAATGAACTTGAAAATATTGTTGGAGCAATGACTGAATCACGAATCCTTGGGAATGATTTAAATATGGGTATTCAAAGAAACCCTATCGAGGAAAAAAAAACACAAGCGAACCCGAGCAAATAACTTGGGATTCATTAGCTGATTATTTTATTGGGCAATGCGGTATTCCGCCGGGTGATTTTTGGATAAACACTTGGAAGGAGAATCAACTATTGGGTGAAAGTCATATCATTAAACAAAACCTTGAGTGGGAACGTTTGAGGTATTTGGCAACCCTTATCCATAACGTAAATTGCACCAAGAAAAGCCAAACAATAAAACCCCCGGATTTGTTTCCATTGCCGCAAGATGTTTATATCAAAAAGAACGTTCCAAGGTCAACCCCACAGAAATTAAAAGAATTTGAGGATTTATTGGAATCAATGAAAGACATTCCAAGGGAGGTTGTTTTTTAAATTATTAAATTTGCATTATGGCAAACATTTTAGAAGTATTTATAAATGGGGATGCAAAAGGATTAAATAAATCACTTTCATCCGCATCATCAAAATTAAAAGCATTTGGGAGGCAAACCACCGACATTGGAAAGCGTTTGTCCACAAGGTTAACGTTACCCATCGGTCTTGCCGGTGCGGCGGCGGTTAAATCTGCAAGTGATTTTGAAAAATTACAAACATCATTAAACGTATTGACCGGAGGTGCTGAGCAAGGTGCAAAAGCATTCGAGAGGCTTGTACAGTTCTCTGCAAAAACACCGTTTCAATTGGGTGACTTAGCGGCAGTAAACAATCAATTGATTGGTTTTGGTATGTCGACAGACGATGCGTTTGATTCGTTAAAATTACTTGGAGATGTTTCAGCCGTTGCCGGTGCCGACCTTACAAGAGTGGCGGTTGCCTTTGGACAATCTGCCGCCGCCGGTCGTGTGATGCAACAAGACATCAATCAGTTTATAAACAACGGTATTCCAATTTATAAAATATTGAATGGCGTTACCGGCGCAAGTGTTGACCAATTAAGGAAAATGGGAAGTGAGGGCAAAATCACTTTTGATTTACTTAAGCAAGGATTTATTAAAGCAACATCCGAAGGCGGTCAGTTTGAAAATGGTATGGAAAAACTTTCGCAAACTTTTGCCGGTCAGTTTTCAACCTTAAAAGATAATTTAAACATTGCATTGGCTAAATTTGGAAAAATACTTTTGCCAATATTAAAAGATTTAATGGCGAGTTTTACTGGTTTAATTCAAAGACTTTCAAATTTAGATAGTGACACCCAAAGATTAATTTTAACCATTGCGGGATTAGCGGCAATAATTCCACCGCTATTGATTGCCCTTGGAAGTGTTGCAACAGGATTTGGCGTGATTACCGGTGCGGTTGGTACATTAACCACGGTTATGGCGGCAAATCCATTTGGTGCCATTGCTATTGCGGTAACTGCTTTGACAACTGCATTTATCGAGTTATTACATCAAATGAATCCGGTTGTTTCAAGATTACAGACATTCTTTAATTTTCTTAAATCAGGTGGTAGTTCAACAAAATTTGCGGCTTTACAAGCCAAAACAATGGCTGAGGCTTTAAAATCACAAAATGAAGAATTAAAAGAAAATAATGATGAAACAGAAAAGTCAGTTGATAATACAAAAAAGAAAAATTCAGTAATAAATACATCAAATACATCTACGAGAGAAAATATTAAGTTAGTTTCTGAATTAAATTTAGTGCGAAAAAAAGGTGACAGAGAATTTATAAAAGGCACTAAAATTTTAAAGCAATTCGAATTTGGCACTAATCGTGTTACTGGTGTTGTTAAATTAGCAACCGATGGATTACAAAAAATGAATTTAATAATTCCTCAAATAAAAATTCAAGCCGAACAATTGAGCGATGCGACTGTACATTTAGCGTTTGCCTTTGGTGATACTTTAATGAGTGCATTTCAGGGGTTAATGAATGGAGAAAACTTTTTTGATTCAATTATTAATGGAATTATTAATCTTACAAAAAGATTGGCAGCAGCAGCGGCGGCAGCATTTATTTTAAATTCATTATTACCGGGGGCAAAGGGTATGGATTCGGCGTCAAAAATGAGTCGATTCAAAGATATTTTTAGCAGTCTAAGTGGTGTTCCTAAATTCGCAAACGGCGGTATCGTATCGGCACCAACTCTTGGACTGATGGGTGAATATCCCGGTGCAAGGTCAAACCCGGAGGTGATTGCCCCACTTGACAAATTAAAATCTATGATTGGCGGAGGTCAAACAAATGTTAATATTACTGGAGGCTTTAAATTAGAGGGTCAAGATTTAGTTTTGGCGTTACAAAGAGCCGATAGGAACAGAACAAGAATTTTATAATGGCATACGGCGAGAAGTTTTCTTTGTTGTTTTCCGATGTATATAATAATCCTCGGAAACTTTCAATTCTACAAAAAAACTATTCCGGGACAGTTTATCCACTTATTGGAACTGCCGACCCGGTAGTTATAAAATGGGAAAACAATGATGATTTCTATAATCCCATAATTGGCTCAACTTGTGAAATAAATTTATTTGTTACAGAAACCGCCGGTGGAACTGCTTGGGATGAACTTGATGAAAATTGGAATCTGAGCGAAGTTCAATGGAATGAAACAACCGGTGAATCAGGAACTAATTATGATGATTGGTATGATGCCGATGAACGTGAGTACAAGGTGCAAATTTCAACCGGGGATATAAGTGGTTCTCCACTTTGGGATTCCACAACCGACCAATGGCAAACATCCGCCGTTGATTGGGATGACCCTACAAGCCAAGGATTTGAATTTTATTGGGAAGGATTCATTGTAGTTGACCGCTTTCAAGAGGCGTTCACCACAACGCCATATCCGATTAAATTAGTGGCATCCGATGGACTTGGACTTTTAGATGGTTATGATGCACCAAACTCCAATATTGTATTGAGTGGGTCATCACCAAGTCAAACGTTCCAATCAAACTTCGATGAGGCGTTTTACTATGTTTATAAAATACTACAAAACACCGGACTTGATTTTGATATATTTGTTGCTAACTCAATTAGGGGTCAAGGGTTTCTTGATTCAGATGACAAAACTGTTTTAAACGACATTGAACTTTTTGAATATGGTGTTTTGACAAATTCAAATTTAAATCTAAACGCCAAGGATTTATTAGTTAAAATATTAAAATCAATCAACTCAAGGATTTTTCAAAGTCAAGGGCGTTGGTATATTATGAGTAATTCAAATTTGCTTGATAATAGAATTTATGAATCACAAGAACAAGCGGCGGTTTCAACTCCAATCGTTCAAAATATTCATATTACAACAACCGAAAACATTCCGGCAACGATAGAACTTAATGGATTCGATGCAGATGGCTTATCACTTACGTTTGCAATTACTAATGATGTTGATAATGGTTCAACAAGTTTAAGTGGAACCACAGTTACATATACGCCCACAACTGATTACACCGGGCGTGATGAATTTTTCTTTACGGCAAATAATGGCACGAATACATCAACCGCCGCTTACGTAATAATAACAGTAAATGCCGCCCCTGCACAATCAGTCACTCCCGGAGTTTATGTAATTCCTCCCTATAATGTTAGACCGTATGTGAATGTATATTATGGTTCCAACATAACCCAATCATTATCAAGGGCAAAAGGAATTGGACAAACTTTTGGAAGAACTCATAGGTCATATATTTTAGAACAAATTGCATCAATAGATAATTTTAATAAAACACGAGAATTTGGTTTAGGTAATTTTCAAGTCACAATTGGTGCCGGACAATCAAATGGTTCGGATGCTAATTCTTGGAGGTGGGCGCAAGTAGGCACAAAAATGGTTTATATGTTAATTGGAGATGGAGGGGCGTTTGATTATGGTTATAGCGTTGCAAATAACACAATTGACCCAACGCCACCATCACCGTTATTTAAATTTCCAAGGACACCCGATTTCGATAATGCATCTTTTAGTTTACCGGATGGATTTTATTCTTTTTATGAAGTGCCTTTTGTGAATGATGTTTTCTTTTTTAACCAATATAAACAAGGATACGCATCGGCTTTAAGTGTTGATTTCAGCACAATGCCACAAATATCATCAAGGGCAGACTACCCACAAGATTTACAAGATGTAATCACTAATTTTGGGCAAAATTATATAATTACGGTAAGAGTTGAAGATGATTTTGTCGTAGAACGTTATCAATTTGCAAGTGAATAATTATGGGAACAATTAGAAATGCACAATTAGACTTATTAAGGAACTCAGGTCAAGAATTTATCCAATTTAAGAGATACGACAAAGATGGGGTTTACAAGGAAACTTTGGTTGAAAATGTTTTATTAACCGCCCCGGATGAGGTCATTCCAATTGGCAATGATATGACTGTTGAATATTTACCACCTATAAAAAAGGCGGAATATATAACAAAGGTTGATGCATTTGAGGATGTTCATCCGAATAGTCATTTTATGTATTCAACATCAACGGCATCATATCGGTGGGATGTAGGAACTTGCGATTTTGTTTCACCAGCATCGGGAAGCAATCCAAAAACCTTCCCTTTAAGTAAAAACGTTTATTTAGATACGACAACGACAAATGCCTCAAGGACAACAAATCTTGGATTAATTGGTACAACTTTACAAGCTACAACTTTAAATCAATCTGAAATTGAGGCTTTGCCACAAGTCAATCAAAAAATGCCGGTTAAACTTGAATTTGAATATTTTGCAGATACCGATTCAGATGATGTTGAAATTGAATTCAGGTTTGAATTGACATATCGTTTTTTTTATTCGGGTACTGGTTATGATGTTGAATATAATGCACAATCAAATGAATTTGTTGAAAATACCTATGTCAGCAGTTCATATCCTGAAAGGAATTATACAAGCGTGCAAACTAATAACCAATGGCAAAAGTTTACCGTTAATATACCGCCATATAAGGCAGGTGAGGTCGATGCCACAACTATTGGTCAATATACCGATAAATTGTACGTTGACTTTAGATTAGGTCAACCAATTGTTACCGGCACAACTGCCGATTTCAATAGGCTTTATATCGACAACCTTAAAATATCTGAAGCGGTTCAAACAAGGACAACGGCAATAATGGAAAACAAGTCAAGGACTTCAAGTGTGATTTCTAATTTCTACCAATCAAAAGACAATATACTATCAAACGCACTTAAAAACTCAAAACACGATGGTCGTATTTTAGGCGATTTTGTTTCACGATTGACACCAAATACAGTCAAACCTATTGACCAACTTATTACCCAAGAATTTATAAATGATTATCGTGAATATGTCAAAAGATTTGAAGGAACGTTTTTTAATACAAATCCCGAACCAATTCCTATTGCATTACATAATAAATTATGGATTAACTTTCAAACCAACCAAGAACCGGTTTCATCCATTCTTGATAATATGACCTATTCAGTAAAGAAAAACGAATACAAAATAGTTTGCCACATACCAAATCAAGATGATGATGTGAGTACAGACTTTCAAATTAAATTCGAATAAAAAGTCCCCTTTTGTTTCCTTCCCCTCATTGGTTCGCTTGAATCGTGGGGGGTTTTTTTAAATTATTAAGTAAAATATTTTTTAGTTTGTAAAATAAATTATATATTGCAGTATATTTAAATAATTAATATGAACGAATTTGAAATTCATTTTATCAACGAAATAAAGCGTTTGCATATCCGTAAATTGGATGTTTTGGAATGTCTTGACATTACATTGCCAACGCTAAATTCTAAGATAAAAGAGCCGGGGAGGTTCACCGTTGATGATATCAACAAACTCAAGAAATTGAACATTAATTTAAAACCACTAAACTTATGAATCAAAAACTAAAAACAACAAAAATCCAAGGCAAAGATTATGTCGAGGTCAACACGAGAATAAAACATTTTCGTTCTGCATCACAATATCGAGGTTGGGGTATGGACACCGAAGTTATTTATCGTGATGAAAAGGCAATCATAATGAAGGCAATTGTTGTTGATGCTGATGGCAAAATTATGTCCACCGGTATGGCAATGGAAAGAGAAGGGAGTAGTTTTATCAATAAAACATCCCACGTTGAAAATTGCGAAACATCTGCCGTTGGTAGGGCATTGGGTAACTTAGGAATAGGTATTGATGCATCTGTCGCATCCTATGATGAAATTGCCAACGCTAAAATAAACCAAAGCAAACCCCAAACACAAAAATCAAATTTTAATTCTAACACTAATATTTTTTAATTATGAGCAACGAGAAGATTTATCCAAAAGGTTTAATCACATTCCCCCCAAAGGAAGGCGCACCGGATTTTGTTAAAGGTAAAATGATAATTACCTTGAATGAATTTGTTGAGTGGGCAAAAACTCAAGGGGAGTTTTACAAGGAATACAATGGTCAAAAGCAATTGGCATTTGACATAAAGGTAGGGGACAAGGGAATATATTTTCAATTGGACACTTATAAAGGCGGTGCAACTAAAACCGCAGAGATCAAAGAGGAAAATGATTTACCATTTTAAACATTAACCGCACCCCTTCGGGGGTGCTTTTTAATTTAAATTATGATGCATTTTATTGTTGATGATACGCCCGAATCAAACATTGAATTTATGCAACAACGCATAAAATATTTAAGTGAAAACATAAAGGAAAAAGAAGAGAAAATTGAAAACCTGGAATGTGAAATTGATTATTGGAAAACAGAACACGCAAAATTAAATACCAAACTAATTATAATACAATCAAAACAATGAAAATAAAAAGAGATTCAAATGACAACTATCATTCAAGGTCTGAAATATCTGCATCGGGTCTTAAAATGATACATAAAAAATCGGTTTATCATTTATTAAACCAAAGACCTTATTCAAGCGATTCATTGGCACTTGGAACGGCAGTTCACGAGGCAATCCTTGAACCAAAGGAATTTGACAATAAATATGCTATTGTTGATTATATACCAAGAGGGGAAGGGTATATGAAAAAAAGAAAAGAGCAGCAAGAACAACACAAGGGGAAGGAACTTTTATATATCAGCAATGACAAAGAACAACCGGGAAATATTATTTTAAATGTAAAGCGAAATTTTATGGAAAACGATTTGGCTATTTCCTACATACAAGGTGAACGAGAATTGTCACATTATGGAATCCACAACGATGTCCCGGTTCGTGTTCGCCCTGATGTCAAAGGCAATGGTTGGATCAGCGACATTAAAACGTGTCAAGATAATTCGCCAAGAGCGTTTTTAAGGGATGTTTACAATTATGGGTATCATCTACAAGCTGCATTTTATTCTGATGCATTAGGATTCGACCCTAAGCGTTTTCGTTTTATTGCAATAGAAACTAAACATCCTTTTTCGGTGGTTGTTTATGGACTAAGCGAT